GCAAATTGAGACTCTATTTAACGATGCAAGTGCTGGTAGAATTGAGATTCAAAATCACACGAATGAACATATACACGTACAATCATCAACGGGCAGGGCAACAGTTATAGCAGACTTAGAAGCCGGTATAGCATTGTTAAAAACCCACAACATTGTATGTCCTCATATTGCATACCCAGGAGGGCATTTCGATTATTGGGGTAAAGAAATCGTATCAAATTATTTTAAAAGTGCACGAGCTGCGGGGGGCACATACAACTATCATAGCTTATTCGACCCATACGCAGTAAGGTGCGTTGGTTGTGACTTGGTTACGGACGCATATTTGCAGGGGATCGTAGATCAGACAAAACTCCTCGGAGCAATAAGTTCAATATATTTGCATGCAATACATCCCGATGGTGTAATCGGTACTAATGATGATGTATGTTTAACTCCTGCTAGGTTAACTGCCTTTATCCAATACGCAAAAGCTGCTGGTGTCAGAATAATTGGATACACGCAAGCTGTACAGGAATTGCAATGTTGGGGTGCAAATGTTTATAACCCTTGGACGTAAAAATATTCTTGTAGAACTAAAGAGATTGCGATAGCTCAATAAGAAATAACTTTCGCTAAAGACGCAAAGATCGTAGTTTAGTAAATAATCTTAATATTCAGCTCTCGGAATAGCGATTGTCCTATAACCTATATAAGTTATAGGCATAAAAATAAGGCCCTCACTTGGGGGCCTTAACGGCTTTTAGTCCGATTTCAACAAGTTCTCGGATAGCTTCATTTCTGTTTTTAAGCTTTTTGTCATGCCAGTGGTTTTCAATTTGCTCAAGAATGCTTTTTGGTAATGTTAATAAAACAGGGGTATATTTATTTCTATTTATCCCGCACCTATTTTTCTCCCTTTGTTCGTAAGTCACTAAAACAGATTTGTCCTTTGGGTGATGAATGTCTTTGTAATTTTCAAGATGACAATCATGGCAAACTAATTTTAAATTGCTTAGTTCATTAATTCCACCTTGACTGATAGGTAATACGTGATGGACTTCGAGATTTTCTTTTGAGCCGCAATCTTGACAGGCGTTATTGTCTCTTTCATGGCAAAGGGTAAATATTTTAGAAAGCGATGCCAAGCTATCAGTCACTCCTATTATTTTAATTTTAATAGATCCTCTAAAGGTACATCAAGGTATTCACATAGTTTTGTAATTAGTTCTTTTGGATAATGCTTTGTTTCATCGTTATAAAGTTGGCGAACCGTTTCAAACCTATAGTTAATATCTTTTGACACTTGCCGTATTGAAAGATTTCGCTCGTTAAGTAAATTTTTAAGATTTGAATGCATTTGAATACTCAACACCTCCTAAAATTATTATACACTAAAAAGGTGTCAAATACTACTATAAATGATTGACACCAAATAAGTGTATGCGGTATAATGGAGACACTAAAGAAGTGTCACACTATACTGGGAGGGGATAATATGTTGTTGTCGGAAGCATGGGTGATTTACGAAGCAGATAAAAAGATAGAGGGCTTTAGCCCTGTCACGATCAAGGGCTATAAAATCCAGCATAATCTTTTGGTTCGGCATTTCGAAGATACGGATTTAGACGAGATCAGCTTGCCGGCCTTAAAGACATATTTAGCCGAAACATGCGGTCATCTTAAGTCATCCAGTCTTGGCCATAGGATCCGTTTTATACGCGCGTTTTTCCGCTGGGCGTCAGAGGAAGGATATTGCCAAGCCAATCCCGCGCGAAAGCTAAGAGAGCCAAAGCTAGGCACAATAGTACCCAAAGCGCTTTCCGAAGAGGACACGGTCCTTTTGCAGGAAGGATGCACAAGTGTGCTCGAACATGCCCTAATCGAATTTTTGTATTCGACCGGTTGCCGAATCGGAGAGGTATACAGATTAAACCGTAACGCAATTAACTGGGAAAGTCGGTCGTGTATCGTACATGGTAAAGGCGACAAGGAACGCGAGGTATACTTTAGCATTAAGGCAGCCATATGGCTCAAGAGGTATTTGACTGCCAGGAAAGATAACGACATGGCCCTATTTGTCACAGAGAGGGCGCCGCACCGGACGACAATATCGCAACTACGGTATGTTGTAAAGCGGGTAGCTAAATGCTCAGAGGTGGCCGCGAACGTCTACCCACACAAATTACGGCATAGCTACGCTACGCACCTACTTAACAACGGTGCGCCACTGGAAGGGATCCAAACACTCATGGGGCACAGCAAGCTAGAGACAACAAGAATTTACGCAAATCTCTCCGGCTCACGTCGACGAGAGATATACCAAAAATACTTTTAGAGAGGTGGTATTTATGATACACTAAACGCACCGGTGGCTTGGCGGGACTGATCATCCCGCGACGAACGCGCGGCCCAGCGCAGCCCCGGCATTATGGGCAACCCAAGGGCGGGGGTGCGAGGCTGGCACCTAAGAAGGCATCGGAGAAATCCGGTGTCTTTTCTAATGCAAAGAAAAGGGGTGCGGAATTGAGCGAAAATGAAACTGAATTAGCCTTGTTAAAGCAAGAGGTGGGTTTCCTCAAAACAGAAATAGACTCCATTAAAACAGATGTTAAAGATAAATTTGATCGCATAGAAAAGAAACTCGATGAGGCACTAGCCGGGAAACCTACATGGGGTGTAGCTCTCATCGTGGCCGGACTAATGACGACATGCACGGGATTGATCGTTTACAACTTTACAAGGGTGGTGTAAAAAATGAAGAAATGGTATAAATCAAAGGCTGTATGGGGTGGGCTTATCGCGGTTGGCTCAGCTATCGTTGGTGGCTTTGGTATTGTTGTTGATGCGGAAACACAAAACGAAATAGCTGATTTAATTGTCGTTGGCGCGGGGGCCGTAGGTGGGCTTATGGCTATATATGGACGGGTAAAGGCAAATGGTCAAATTAAAGGGAAGTAACGGTGATAAGTAATGCTCAAAGAAAATGACGCTGCCCGTGAGACGCTTAATGTTAATACATGGCATAATGCAGGCTATACGGGCAAAGGTGTTACAATCGTGCTTATAGACATTGAGGGAAAGGCCAGAGAAAACATGAGGGATTATTTCTTCGACCCTCTTAATACTCAAAAAGAAGTAGGCCACGCCTCGAATGTTGGCTTTACGGCACACGAATTTGCACCAGATGTTAGGGTGTTGGCATTCCGCTCGCGCCAGGAGTCATTTGATTGGATTGCGGCCCATAAGGACGACGTTGATATAATCAATGTTAGCATGTCAGGTATGGGCACGGTTCCAGTGCCAATCTTTTCACAGTACGAGAAACTAGGCATACCCCTGATCTGCTCCAGTAGCAACGACTATTATGATGATAAAATTGCATATCCGGCTGCGTATCCCTTTACAATTGCAATAGGCGCAACAAATAGGGATGGAAATAAAGCAGCTAGTTATAGCAATGGAGGGGCAACACTTGATGCGGTTGCTCTCGGAATCGTATATGTTCAAGGGGACGATGGTCGCATATGGCCCGTGAAAGGTACCAGTTTTGCTACTCCCATGGTTACAGGGATGCTAGCATGCTATATTCAATGGAGAAAAGAGCGTGGCGTGCCCACATTGGCGCCGGAGGAGGCACGAAAGTTCATACACGAAAACTGTAAAGACATAGAAGAAGAAGGCTTTGACCTCGCAAGCGGTCACGGCCTTTTCTGCTTACCTGAAATTGTACCGGAAAAGGAGGATATTATGCCAAGAATATATATTTCACCATCCACCCAGGAACAGAATAAGGGCTTATCTCCATTTACAAACGAAGAAGAAATGATGGGGAAGATCGCGGATGAGCTTATTTATCTGCTGAAAAAAGATGACAGATTCTTGACCAGGCGTAATGCAACATACATGGAACCGTACACGATAGCCAGCGACTCCAACGTCTGGAAGGCGGACTTACACGTTGCCATACACAGTAATGCCGGGGGCGGGCAGGGCACAGAGGTATATGCCTATGGCCCTGGTACCAACTCGGAGAAATTAGCAAAAGCCCTTTATGCTCAGATTGCACCTTTATCGCCAGGCACAGATCGGGGAGTGAAGTTTAACAAGGGATTAATCGAGGTCGGGGATGCCGTAAAGGCTACGTCATGCTTAATTGAGCTGGGATTCCACGATAATCAAAAAGACGCGATATGGCTGGCGTATAATCATGAAATGATAGCAGATAGGCTTTATCGGGGCATTTGTGATTATTATGGTTATAAGTATATGGCTGTAGCTGTTGCGGCTGTTGTTGGTCCTCCTGCGGTTCCTGTGGTGGACAAAAAAGCGCAGGCTATAGCGTTAATTGAGCAGGGATTGAAAATGTTAAAAGGATGATTTTAACCCCGTCGAATTCGACCAGTTTAAATCTATTTCGTGGCGTCACGAAAATGATAAGCCCTCTCCTTAATTGGAGGGGGCTTTTTGTGTTTTAGCATTTCTCTATTATCTCAATTACCGATTTCAAGGCTTCAAGTCGCTCAGACCAAAACTTTTTATTATCCTCGGATACGCAAATACCTAAGGTTTCTCTGCATTTTTCCACTTCGTTATCTAGGGATGTCAGCAAAATAATAAACTGCTCGGATGACAAATTAACATTAATTTGTTTATTTGTCTTCATGTTCATCACCCCCCCTGTGGGCCAAATACCCTGCTCATTCCTTGTTTGGTAATGATCCAGTATTTGCTCGTTTTCCGGGCCTCAGAGGGCGAGAACTTACCTTCTGAAGCATAACGTTTTACCTTATCCTCGGAGATCCCCCATGCCCTAGCCGCCTCCGGGCAAGAGAGGACATCGCTAAATAATATGCGCTTTTCTTTTGTTGTCACAGTTCATTCTCCTTCATAAATTCTGTTTTTGCTCGCTCGAAGTCTGAATCAGACTTACCTTTTGCCATCGGT